ACCCATGCTCGACCGCGTGTTAGCACGGAAATAGCATCATATTGCCGATAACTACCATAGTAACCGATGATGTGATCATGCAACGAAACACCAACACCCAAAGCAACGGATGCACCGTTCTTGCATGTTAGTGCTGCCGCAGCAGTTCGTTGCACTGCAACACCAACATCAACGTTAGCGCTGCCACATGCAAACGTATCTACGTTGTCATCCATACTATCTGCTTTCATACCCACGAAAGCAGGAGCCATATAGTTAGCGTATGTCCCCGACATTATGCAGCATCCTTCTTTTCGCCACGGATACGAGCAATCATTCTTGCTCTAGCATCGGCAGAAGAAACACTGCCGCTAGGATTACTATCTTCTTTATTCGTAACGATTTTCTTCTGCTCAGCCGTCTTTTGGTTATTATGGTTATCACGCGCAACAGTCATATCATATGCGCTGTTAACATATTCATCGGAACGATCTTTCCATTCTAGTTTCGTTCCGAGTTTCTCAGCAATAGCAATTTTCAGATCACGGTCTGAACCATCCAACTTCAAATCAAGTTGTTTCGCTTTTGCTTCGAGTTCAACTCTGCTCCTGGCGGAGTTCTTCGCTGTTTCCAACTCAGCTTGATGCTTAGTTGTTAGCGTAACAACTTCTGCCTTAGCAGTATCGCGTTCTGCATCAGCCTTATCAGCACGCGATGTTAGTTGCTCGATCTGCTTCTTCAGATCATTCACCATAGAAACGATTTCCGGCGCAGCAGGATAATCTATCCCGGTGCCATCATGCCGAACCTTACCTAGAACCGGGTCCATTGTTTCGTTCTCCAATGCAAATGATGCGAGTTCGTCAGAGTCTAGTCGGATACGCGCATTACCAGCACGCCCTTTATTAACAACTGCAAGGTGATTGTATGTAATACTTTTCTGTATTTGATCGTAACGTTCTCCATTGAACGTGCCAGGAGTTTCGTCTATCTCGCACTGATAGCCAAGTGATAGTTCTCGCTTACTACCTATTTTCTTTACGTTATGAATGACGATATCAGCGACTACATTAGAGTCCTCTTTTACTCCGTTAGAGATAACACTGCCAACGACGATACCATCAAGATTACTGTTAGTATTGAGGATACCTTTATGACCATCTGTAATAGGTATTGCACGCAAACTCGCTAGACTCGTTTCATTGAATACTTCTGCATCAGGCCGATACTCTTTTACTATTTTGTTACCATTACTGTAAGTAAAGATACCCGCTCTAGTAATGATCGGACGATCAACAATCCAACCATCTTTCGATAGTTCAGCTTTAATGGTTATATTGTCGTAACGTGTTACCATTACATTTCGCTTTCAGGAAATAATGCTGGTTTACCCATGCAACGATATGCTGCATTCCAAAACTGTTTCGCTGCTTGATCCCATGCTAGATCAGGATTAACCCATAAGGTAGGCGGATCAGTATCAAAGTTTATTTTGACGGCAACACTATTAAGGCCAGGAAACGTTAGAGTATTAATCGACACTAGATTGTTAAATATAACTGTTCCTTTGTAGTCATCAGCAGTTGCAAACACTTCTTCCCATTCGCTTTCCATTATTCAGCTTCCTCTAACAAACTAGCTTCGAATGAAACAAATTCTGGTAGTATTGGTTCAGCAGTGCAGCGGCACTGGTAATCGTCCCCTGGGTGCCCAGGCTCAGGCGGATTATCCCAACTAAAAACCTCGCCGTCAAGTATTTCGTGTTCTTCCCTAACTCTTTCATCACCTACTGTGCGCCATATGTATTGCTCGACTCCCAAATCAGTTTGTCGTTCTTTAGTTAGTTGCCCATTCAACTTAGAAATCTGATCTCGCGCAATCAGTTTAGCCCTACTATCACTCACATCAGTTCGTTCTGCCATTATATTGAATACGGCGTCAGTAGTATCTTTTAGGTTAGTGCCATCTATCAAGGCTTGTCGTGTCATCGTTGCTATTTGGTTACTTGTCTTAAACGGTATATCCTTAATAAGCAAACTGTTACTGCGACTCCAGTTTTCCATTATGAACTTGTAACGTTCCTTATCTTCTTTCAGTATCGGATCAACTGCATATTGCGATCTAACAAGGCTAGTCCATTGGGCTTTATTGTATTGATTTACTTGCGGTCCAATAACGTTCATCTGCCGTATTGCAGAGTTAGTGGGTCCGACCATATCTTTAGTAATCTGTAACATTACCTTCCTTAGTTCATCTTCCCAGCCTGCATCTTGTCTAACAATTTCTCCCGTCGGTAGATGAAAAGCTGTTGCCTCAGTAGCCATTGAGATAACATGCGGCGACATATTACGTTTAAGCACCTTTTTATAAGTGTTAGTAAGTGATAACAGAATGCGACGATATGCATACTCCTGGCCCAGCGGATACTTCATCGGTTTAATAGGTTTACGCTTGGGCACTCGGCTTACTCGTATCGTTAGGAACGTCTAACATACTAGTATCTATACCAGCCGCATAATCCATTGCACTAACGGCAGTATCAGGAATTTCTTCAGGGAAATTATATTCGTCATACTTGTTAACGAATATCTGTCTAACTTCTTCGGGACTGATAATACCGGCATTCTGTAGTGATGTTAGCATAGTCATTTCAGCAGCGTTAGCTTCTTGATTGGTTTTGTTAGTAGTAGCCTGTTCTGCTTCACTCGGCACCCATAGTGGATTAAAGCAAATCTTCCATTTATCCGGTATCTTGTCAGTAAAGGTTTGCTGTATATACAGTAATGCAGTTAGTTTCTCTAGAACAGGCGCCGCGATTACTTGTTGAATATGAGAAACCATACCGTAATAAGACTCAAGATCGCCAGCGCCAGTAGCATTGAGTCCTGTGGTAGATTTACCAAACAGTATGACAACAGGTATATTGCTGCTAGCAGAAAGTGCAGTTTGGTATTCTTGAATAACGGATTGTATACCATCGAGTCCTAGGTTTTGAACAGTATAACTATCTTTCGCATCGACAACAACACTGTTAAGATTACCTCTAACAAGATCAACCAAATTAATTCGGCGAGACACAACATCATCCGCTTCTTCTGCAAACAGATCACCTAAACCTTCCATCAAGTAAACGCCTTGCTGTTTCCTTTCTAACAATCGCAAGGTCCATTGTAGTGATTGATCGTAACGACTCAAATCATCTAAACAGCCTTCTAACACACTACGACCAGCAAAAGTAAGATTTTGCCGAATGATCTGTTTTAGTGGTGTTGGTTCACCGCCCATAAATATCAGTCTAGTATCATGCACTCGAAAGGTTGACACTCCTGGCGGATGGATATCGTAGTATTCGACTTGACCAAACTTTAGTAGATCGTTCGGATCGCTATAGTAAATATCAGTAGGTTTGATGCATGTTAGATCATACACTTTGAGTTCTATTACTTGAATGATATTATCATAGTTCAATGGCGTATCGAGTTCACCACCATCCTTAACAATTACTAGGATGCATGATCCACCATATAGCCGAGACCATCTAACGCAATCTGACATTTTAGTGTAGACTGATAGCCGATCAAATTCATCGAATATCATACTGCCTTCATCGCCTTCGATTTCTATTCCACGTTGGAAACAGTCATCGGAGGGACGGTCAATAATCTTTTGTGCTACACCACTACCACTATAGATTTCAGCATAATCGTAATAATTGTAACGACTTGCCCAGAAACGTTCTAGCCCTCGGCGCCAACTACTACCCTTAAAATAAGTTGATGCAGTTCGATCAAGCCCAACAGTATTGAGTCCTGATAAGACATTGCCAAAACCATCGTTGCGAATAATATTGTTCACGATGCCAATGCCCTACGTCTAGCATCATTGTTGGCGCCTTCAATACACTTTAGAAATGCGCCACTACTAGCATCGACCAAATCATCATTAACATTACCAGAAGGGAATGATTCCATTTGTGAAAGGTATTCTTTGTTCCATGTTCCTTCCACTATATCAACATTACCCATTTGCCATTGTGCTGACAATGGTTCGGCTCTAGTAGTTTTAGGTCCAGTCTCCCTTATTGTTTCTACTCTGTAACCAGCTAACATAACAGCCATGTTAGCAGCTTGCTCTTTACCAGCTTGGCCAGGGTCTTGTGGTAATACTGTAATAACTCGAATACCATAATCATTGCGATCTTGTGATGCTGTATTTTTTATTGCTTCTCTAACAACATGCGCAGCTTTAGTAATATTAGTTGCATTTGCAATTACGAAACGACCATTATCGCGTCTACCCATTAACACCGATGCAGTCGCGTTAGGATTTGGGTTAGTTTCGCTAGGTTCAGTCGCTGCTAAATCCCAACGTCTTACCCAAACCCTAACATCGGCTGGTGACGTTGGGAGGACACCAACGCAATGACTAGGGAAATACGAGCCTTTTACTGGCCTAATCTTCCAATTACCTTTTAACAGTCTTTCTTGCTCAACTCGATTGAGCATACGTAGATTAGCTTCATAATTAGGATCAGAGTTTGTTAGTATCTTATTATCAGCTAGAGTAGCAGCAATGAATGTAAATGATTTCGGTATCGAACCAGGATATTCTACTAGTAATTCTTTAGCAGTATCAGCCCATCTTAATTGGCCATCGACTCTAACAACATAACGAATGACTCCGCTCCTGGCGGGAATCGGATAACCACTTTCTTGATCAATCCA